GCTGGTGTGTCAGGCTCTTGATGCGGCGCTCGATAAATGGCTTTGGCCCGCTCTCCTCAAGCACCTTCTCAAGCTGGATCATCTCCTTGCGCATGAGGGCCTTCACCTCGTCCCCCATGTCACCACTCAGCAGGTAGAAGCCATTGGCCTTCGAGTACACCGACATCAGCGTCCCAAACACGCCCTCAAGATATTGCGCGCCGCCCTTCTCCTGCGCGTTCTTGACTTTGTTCAAAAAGAAACCGATCTCGTCAATCAGGTAAAAGCTGGGCTGGTTTCGGACGAGGTTTCGTACAATCTCCTGCTCGGACTTGATCGAGCCGTGCGTGGCCACTGACAGGCCGCATGCTTTGTGGATTTCCTTTACCGCATCCTGAATGGCCTCCTTACCAGTGCCAGAGCCTGCCACGTTGAACACGAAGATGTTTGAGTTCACGCGCGTCAGGTCATCGGTGTATCGGCTGTTGCAAATGTTGCCGAGAGCAAAGATGGCCGCCATGACTGACAGCCTCTCCCGCTTACGCATTGGCCTGCTCTCGATCCACTCGGCCATCTGACCCACCAGACCTGGGGGCCGCAGGAGATCGATGCTACTGGTGTCGATGTCGCTGATGGCCTCGCCCTCGTCGGGGGTGTCCTCAAACTCAACAGTAGGCGTGAACGTGACGGGCCTGACCCACCCGCCCTCTTCGGCGTAGTGTACGAGGGTTGCAAGCGTGACGGGGTTTGCAGAGCGGCCAAAAGAGTGCCACTTTTTGTCCATCTCACCAGCATCGTACTTTGCACTCTTCTGGCTCCATTTGTCCCACACGGCAAATGCTGATCCGCCAGACGCATGATGTACGGCCATGCCGATCTTAACCCAGACCTCATAGTCGTCATAGAGGTTGACAGCATCCAGCATGTCGGCCAAGTCTTGGTGGGACACGTCGATGTCTATGCCATTCACGTCTGCGCGGTGCTTCTCTGGCACCCGAAGCTCATTCAGCAGGCTCTCTGGGCAGTCATCTATGTCATCGACAGACCCAAGCGCGACCTCGTATCGGTTGCCACTGGCATGCATGGAGCCAGCGCCGACAATAAAGGATGCGCCAGACTTGAAGTCGATGCCCTTGTACTTCTTCAGCTTTGACACGAGGGACACGCCCTCTGGAACCTTGAAGAGCAAGTGCTTTGACCCGTTGCCTGACCCCGTGTTGACGATCATGCCCGCGCCCGCGATGGCTGGGTGATCCTTTACCAGCTCGGCATACCCCTCAAGGCCACCGTTGCGGGCATCCACATCGATAGTCAGAAGGTTTTTAGACCCCAAGACCAAGCCCCAGCCAGTTTTAAAGTGGCCCATAAGTTCCATCGTCTCAAACTGCTCCTCCGACCAGCACGGCGTGTGCTGCCAGTTGCTCACCCGTGGGTGCTTGAACAGGCTCTTGTCGGGGCAGTTTGGGTTCCCGCATTCGCAGTTGCCATCGGGGCCACGGCCATACAGGCCGAATACACTGTATCCAGCCTCCCAGAATTTACGGTATTCCATATGTCATCCAAATAGGTGCGAGGAGAGCCGATCAAGTGTATCTCGGCTCGGTGTGGTCTTGCCGTTGGCGATCTTCCAGATGGTGTTGTAGTGCAGGCCAGTCTGCTGAGACACGAATGTTAAGTATCTGCCAACTAACGCTTTTTTGACCCGATCAAGCAAATCTTCATCGCTTTCCATATTTTTTTCCATTCAAGTCTGTTTCGTGTGTGTTGACGTATCCACATTAGGCTCATATGGTCAAGCCCGTAGAGAAGAAGAAAAGGAGTAAAAATGAGTATTCTCGCTACTGCGGGTAAACCGCAAAATCGCCCAGTTGCTATCACCATCCTCGGTGATGCGGGCCTCGGTAAGACCAGCCTTGCCGCCTCGTTCCCCAAGCCAATCTTCATCAGGTCGGAAGACGGACTTCGGTCTGTCCCTGAAAAAATGATGCCAGATGCCTTTCCGCTTATCAAATCCGTTGAGGAGTTGTGGGCGCAATTGACGGCGCTGATCCGCGAGGATCACGATTACCAGACACTGGTGATCGACACTATTACCACTCTGGACACAATCTTCACCGATCATGTCCTCGATTCTGACCCCAAAAAACCAAAAAGCCTCAATCAGGCCCACGGTGGGTACGGCGCTGGCCGCGATATGATCGCAAGCCTCCACCGCCGTGTCCGCAACGCTGCGGGCATGCTGATGGATCGCGGCATGAACGTGGTGTTTGTGGCGCATGCCGAGACGGTTCGCATCGAGCCGCCAGACGCGAATGCGTACACCAAATATGCCATGCGGATGAACGAGAAGTCCACGCTGCCGTACATCGACAATGTGGATGCCATTGGCTTCATTCGCCTTGAAACCTACGTTGTGGGTGATGGCGAGGTGAAGAAGGCGCATTCTGACGGCACCCGCCAGATGGTATGCCACGCGATGGCGGCCAACGTCTCGAAAAACCGCTTCGGGATCACCGAGCCGATCACTCTTGAAGTCGGCGTAAACCCGTTTGCGGCCTACCTGCCCACACCAACAAAACCAAAAAAGGATGAAGTGAAATGAGCGATTTCTGGAAACTATCAGACGGCAATGATGTCGAGGCGAATGACAGCTTTGACGCTGGCGGCGGCAAGATCGAGGTGATCCCAGAGGGGTCGCAAGTCCTTGCGGCGATTGACGAAGCAAAGTGGGATCGCACCGACGATGGCGACAAATACATCAGCATCCGCTGGACTGTGTTGCAGCCAGAGGAATTGGCAAACCGCAAAGTCTTCCAAAAACTGTGGGTTGCTGACTACGAGCCAGCGGCGCTGAAAAAGGGCGAAGACAAGGCTAAGGCCAAGCGTGACAAGGCAAAGCGCATGCTCATGGCCATTGATGCCAACGCTGGCGGCAAACTGGCGGCAAAGGGTGGAGCGCCGACTGACATCGACCTAACGTCAGCACTGACGATGAAGCCGATGGTCATCAAGACCATGGTCTGGTCGCAGCGTGACCGTAACACGGGCGATGTGATTGAAGGCAACTGGGTTGGCGCGGTTGGGCCTAAAACAAATCCTCGCACCAGTTCCGAAGAACTGGCCAAGATGCAATCCTCACAGGCGAAGGCGACTGAAAAGCGCGGCTCCGCAGGCAAAGTGGACGACGAAATACCGTTCTAATTGAACGGACGGGGGTGCCTTCGGGCATCCCCACACCCTATTTTTTATGGATTAGATATGGAATATGATGAATATGAAGCGTTGAAAGACCTTACAAAATTAGGTTTTCCGTTTTTTAGAACTGGAAGCCGCGAAATCTGTAATCCAGCCCCAATTGGCACTGACGTAGATTTTGTGGTTCTTGACGAAAACCTTCATTTACTTTCCCCCTTTGGGTTTGAAAACACATCGAGCATGGGCTTGAATGAGTATGGTGAAAGCAATTTCTGTACATACAGGAAGGGCGAAGTCAATTTGATCGTGGTTGACACATACATCGAGTTTAGAAAATGGAAGGTGGCGACAGCCGCCGCCAAGCAGATGAATTTAATTAAAAAAAAGGATCGCATTGACCTGTTTCAGGGCGTTCTTTATGGAAATTGGACATAATATGGAACAAAGATCAAAAGAGTGGCTTGAGGCCCGCAAGGGTCGCGTCACAGCGTCAATGGTTGGGGCGATCCTCGGCCTTGATCCTAACTGCACCCGCGAGGAGGCCATGCGCCGCATGGTGCGCTCCTATCAGGGGCTGCCCAGCGAGTTTATGGGCAACATCGCCACCCAGTGGGGCGTGACCCACGAAGACGAGGCGCGTGAGGCTTTTCAGTACAAAACGAATATGTCTGTTTATCCAGCCGCTTTCGTGGTTCACCCAGACATCCCGTGGCTTGGCGCAAGCCCAGATGGTAATATTCTTCATTTTATTCTGTTTGAATGCAAATGCCCATTTGGCATTCGGAATGACGAGAATCCCGTGTTTAAAACCATTGAGGAGCAGCCTCACTATCACGCGCAGATGCAAATTCAGATGTTTGTTACTGGGCGGAGTAGGTGCTGCTTCTGGCAATGGACTCCATTTGGCAACAGGTTGGATGTTGTTAGGTTTGACCAAAACTGGATTAAAGAAAACCTGCCCAAGCTTGAGGCGTTTTATGAGGAATTTCTTGCGATCTGTGAGGAGCCTCTGGGCGACAGAGTGAAGGTAATCGACACGCCACGGGCGCTCCAAATGGTGGCCGAATACGACGATCTCAAGGACGCTATTGCCCAAGCCGAAGAGCGCAAGGCCGAGCTTCTGGAAAGTATCGTGGAGATGTGTGGCGGCGAGGATGCCATCTTTGGCGGCAAGAAGCTGAAAAACATCAAGCGAGACGGCTCGATCTCATACGCCAGTGCAATCAAGGAACTGGCCCCAAATGCCGACCTTGAGCCATGGCGCGGCAAGCCTTCATCGTACTGGACACTAAAATGACACTGCGACCCTATCAGCAGGACTCCCACGATGCCATTATGAACTGGGTCAGGAAGAGCCGCTCCCCGTGCTGCATTGAGGCAGCCA